GATTTGCCCAGCTACCCGTTTTTCCGTCAAACCATTTGCCATCAAAGGCTGGCTCAACTTCACTTGGATCAATCAAAAAACTATTTTCTGAAGTGCAAAATTCAGTGTGAGCTGAGTAATCTGTTGCTATGACTGGTTTATTACAAGCCATCATTTCTAAAAGCTCTAAGTTCCACCCTTCAGCTCTAGCTGGGAATACTCCACAGTCAACAGTAGCCATTATATTATACACTTCTTCGTGAGTAGCCACACGAGGAATTAGTGATATTTTGTCGCCAAGTTTTGAGTTCTTATACAGGTCAGCCCAGTTCTTTTCCTCTTCTTCAGAGTTAAAAGGGTTCTCACACATCATCTTTAGTTCAACTTTATCTGATGAATTAAATGCTTTGTTGAAAGCCTCTACGATTATGTCATGTCCTTTCCTTACTTCCCACTTTCCACAGTTAAAGAATGTATATGTCTCACCCGTTGTAGGTTCTACTGGTCTGAATATAGACCTATCTACACCAAGAGGTATCACATATATCTCGTCACCATCTCTGCTAGTGGCCTGCTCAATGACACCCTTAGCCCAATCAGAACAAACAAATATTTTATCTGGGAACGATAGGTGATGTTTTTCAGTATGAGTAAAGTTGTCTAGCTCAAAGATTGGAAAGCCAACCTTTAGTCCACTACCAACAAACTGAGACATGTCATGTTGATGCCAAATTCTTACACATGGTGCTGAAAAGTTAGGCATCTTAGCGTTTGAGATCATTTCTGAAACCTGTTGGTGGTCTGATTGATTTGTCACGCTTGGCTGACCAATAGGAAACAGAGCCACAGGGCTAGACTGATTTAAACTCTTACATATGTTTAGACCTGCGACTCCATAACCTAGAGAGTTAATAGGAGATATGATATTATACATGCTAATCCTTTTTGTTTACTAACACTACAAATTCTTGAAGTGTTTGAACATTATTATTATCAAAGACTTCCTGAGCCATACGTTTGGATTCAGTCTTCTTGTACCCTAGAGATACCAGTATTGCAACTCCGTCGTCGTATAAATCGTGTTTACGTTGTGTAGGCGCTGAGGGTTGCTGTTGATTTTCTGGCTCCAGTATGTAACCTATTTCAAATAAGTCTAGACTTCTGGTTCTAGGTTTGGGGTTTGACAGGCCGTGCATAATGCAGCCACCAAAGTAGATAAGAAAAACAATCGCTCCTACAGCCCCTACCCATTTTGGAGGCTGTCCATACGCTAATACTAATAAATCATACATGTACATATTCTATCATCCTATTACTAATTGTCAAGTCGTTTTTTGGGATTTTGTCTGTTTGTATCTGCTAACCCATTATCAATTCTATCCGTAGTAGTGTAATACTTACCAGAGTCGTCCTGACAAACTACTACTCCATCTTCAAGCTCCTCTACAATCATTTCAGCGTGGGAGCCAAACCAACTTTTAGTTGTGATTGATTTACCTGTGACGTGTCTACGCCCACCTTTTTGCTTTGCCATATTCAATAATCCTTCAAAAAATTTTCAATGTTTATAAAAAAAGCCCATTTAGCTAGTCTTACATTTCGACTAGCAAGGCTGGGCGAGCCTTAAGTCACACACTTTTCTTAAAATGGAGCGTGTTCCTCTGAAGTAGATGAACTTCCCTTGCCTTCTCCGGCATTCGGCCCGAGTGAAATTTCATCTGCCATGATGCAGACTGAGCTTCGCTGTGCGCCGTTCTTATCCTCATACTCATCCACTTTTACTTTACCTGTTACAGAGACTAGCCGTCCCTTTCGCAGGTGTTCATTCAGACTCTCTGCCATTTTGCCGAAGCAAAGAACATTCAAAAACAGAGTGTCGTCATTTCTACGATCATTTACTGCAAGTCGAAACTTGCTCATTGATGTGCCCTTCTTAGTAACACTAGCTTCTGCGTCTCTAGTTAGACGACCACATCCTACCCACAAATTCACATTCATACTTTATAGCTCCAATGCTGAACGAATTTTTCCACGTACTACTTGGCTATGACCTCGGTTAGAGTAATTTGTCGTAGCCTGATACAAATTTTCCGAAAAGGTTTTTGACAAGCCCAGTGCTCGTCCTGCTCTCAATGTGTCGCGCTTGTTAGTGCCATAGCTTCCATGACCCTCACGGTGTGCGACTGCTGTTACTGGGTTGAAGGTAATGCCCTTTGCTTTTCCTCGTCGTCCAGTAGCGACAATTTTCTGATCTTGTTCTACGCTAAACGAGTAAGTCGTTTTTGGAAGATTAGATAACTGATTGTAAAACTCTTGAATGTCCATAAACTTTCCTTTAAATATTATTCGGCTTCTTCCTCTGAGCCATTATCCTCTGCGTCAAGCGTCTCAGCACCCTGCTGTAGATAATCACTTAATGCTTGAATGTCTTGGTCGATCCTCTGCTTTTGAGCTTCTAGATCATTGATTTGTTGTTGCACATTCAGCAAGTGTGCCTGTGCCATTTCTTTTAATGTTGCCATCGCAAACTCCTTATGATTTCGTATGTTATATTATAGTCTATACCGAGCTTCGGTACACATGTTTTTTTATTTTTTTCTAAATTCGTACCACAGTAATCCTAGATTTGCCAACCCATAGGAAAACCACATTAAGGCATGAGGATAATCCTTGTCCTTTAAGCATGATGCACATGTAAGCCAGTATAATAGCGTAGTCGTACCTATAGCATATACAGCCATTAGTTCATCCTCATCTTGTCCTTGTTAAAGAAGAACCATCTTTTATAATGATCCACATCTCCATTATGTTTGTGTACATAAGCTAAGTAGCCCATCAGATTTTCCATAGAATCAAATATGTGTTGGTGAGGCAACATAAAAAATAACCAGTTAGGTGCGGCTGCTTTCCCCTGTTGACACCAAACAAGTACTGGCTTCTTCTGACTGTTAGCTACTGCAATTTCTTCATAAGTGCCACAGGCATGTACGTCTGTATCAACACTTACAATCAAAAAATCAGATATATCAACACATCTGAGGTCTAGCGTCCTAATTACTCCGTACTCATCTCTGATCTGTTGAAATTTTCCCTCTACCTTTAATCTTTCTATATGATCTCTAGTATGCTTGTCTTCCTTGCCAATCTCAGACGGCTTGTCGCAGGGGTTTAATACAATTACACCCATTCTTTCAAGTAGTGGTGTAATCTTATCTCTCCAGCCAGCACCTCCATCAGGCACTCTGTCCATAGCACCAGCCAAGTAAGTTCTCATACCTTTAAGTCTGTTCATAGCTATTCTCCAACATTCTCATAGTCTCTTTGTAATCTTTTACCCAGAATGAGTGAAAAATGTCTAGCTTACTATGTATTGCATAGTCATTGCCACCTTCTCCACAGTTATCCCCGACAAAAAATACTTCGCCTTCCATATCTTCTAGTACTTGTGACTTGTCTTTTCCTTTTGGGTATACATCAATGCTAATTTGACCACCTGTAACAAATTCTAAATCTGCATATTGTTTAGATAATTGTTCTGTGATGAACTCTCTTTCTTTCCATTGTTGATCCCACTCGTAATAGTAATCTCTTTGTTGTTGAGTACAGTCTCTGCCTATAGTGCAGAAGTTTAACATTCCAATTCTATCTTCTATATTATTTCCTGCCGTGCCATTCCACGGACTTGACTTGACATAGTTTCTTATTGAGCTTTTAAGACCACCTGTAGCAGTCCAGTTACTCTCTTTTATTAATTCACCATGTTGATATAATTGATTCCCAGAGTTCTGGTAACAACCATCAACAGCAAGCCATATTTGTTTTCCTACTTGCTCTATTGTTTTTTCTTTGTCTGAGCCAGTTACAAGAAATATCTTGTGTCCTCTCTTATGGTCACGACTTAGACATCTAATGAACAGGCTTTTGAACTCATCTGTCATTGGCTGACGGTGAGGAGTTAATGTTCCATCTACATCAAATAAAAAGTTTTTCATTAGTTATCCTTGCCAACACTCATTACCATAATCATGGTTACTATAAACCCCATAATTGGAGAACCTAAAACCATAGACGTTGAATCCTGATGTTCTAAAATTAATATTATTCGTTCTGTATTAGTCATGCCCATGCTCGTAGTAATCTTCTTTTAGCTGATCCAAATTTCTGGATAAACATTTCATAGCCTTATTAATATTATAGCCCAAGTATAAAGCCCAAGCCGCTGATGTTCCGGTAATCGTCCATAAGATAATTGCTACAGTATCCATTATGCTTTCCTTTATTATACCATGTAAAGAATGTTTGTCAAGTACCCCGTAGGAGAATTGAACTCCTGTCTTCGGCGTGAAAAGCCGATGTCCTAGTCCACTAGACGAACGGGGCAAAATCCTATCTGTAATATCCTTTCTTGTCCATACTGTCTACTCTTGGTTTTACAGTGTGTTTATAATAATATTTGAACTGTTTGTATAAGTCTTTAATTTGCTTAAACGCTTCTTCTTCAGTTATCTTTCCACCCTGTTCTAAATCACATATAATTGACATATGTATATTAAAAGCTCTGAATGGATCACGATACTGGTCAAATACTATTTCATCCATTATGAAATCCTATTGTGTTTTTCTTTTTGCTTGAGTCAATAACCTCTAAGATGTCATCCTCTGCAAACCAGTCTCTAACCCTAGCCTCTCCTGACCACCAAGCACATTCGTACTGGATTACATTCGACGCATGAATAGCCACAGTAATAATCTTTGCTTCAAGATCGTCGTCATTCAGCTTAACTCTAGTTCCAACTTCATAGATATTCAATGTACTAGCCATTCTTCAACTCCTTAATACGCTTTTTCAATTTCAATATAGTCTCTTCAAGTTCCGTTTGCTTTTTCTTTTGTTGGTTGTATCTGAACTCCCATTTTCTTTCAGCTTGAGCCAACTTTAAGTCATATTCATTTCTTACATTCATAGAATAATAAAAATCTTCATCCGGCATTACTTTCTCCTATTCCATTTATTTCTAGCTTCTACCCAGTCATCAGCAGAGCCGCTGGCTCCACCACAATCGTCACACTCATACCAATAAAGACCTATAGTGTTCATCGCCTCTGCATATGGCTGACCACCGCAGAATGGGCACGGTAACAGTGTATCTTCTGTGAATTCTACTACGTCTATATCGTGTTTGCCACATTTGATACACCACACTGGTTTGTTATCTACGTCTACAACGCGGTTGCAACATTTTATTAAATACTTCATCTTTTAGCCACGCATATATTAAAAAAATTGTGATGGAAGGTAAGAATGGAAATTGGATAGTAAACATTATAGCCAATACAGAAATATCAAATCTGTCAAGTGCGGGCTTTTTAAGCTCTGCCATAGTCATCCTCAATGCGGATGATGTCATTTTCTACACACTCACCAGACTGCACCTCTACAAAGATAAGAGGGTTGTCTGTTTGGTTTGTTATCCTGTGAACTTCTAGTTTTCCTATGTTGACAGTATCTCCTTCTACAACAGGCCACTCTTTTGCTCCTACCTGCATTAGGCCTTGACCACTGATAATCTTCCACCACTCGCTTCTGCGTCTATGAAGCTGTAGACTAAGCCTGCTATTTGGGTTTACCGTTATCTTCTTAATCTTCACATTTGGTTCATCTAGAATGATCTTAAAGTTTCCCCATTGTCTAGTTTCTTCAACTGCATCTCCAGAATGACCCGTTTCAGGAATCAAGTACACCATATCTTCTTTATCTACTTCTTCAAGGATAGGTGACAGCCTGCCACATTGACGGCAATGGGTATCTTCAAACTTTTCTGATACTACATATCCACAACACTGGTATCTATATTGTTTACTCATTTTATTCTCTCTTATTTTTAAAAAGCCAAATGGCAGCGCACGCCAAAAACCTACCCGTCTAGTTTGTGTAGGACATATGATCGTGTATGTATATTGGGGTGCGTTCACCAACGAACGCGCCAAATGTATTGTATTCAAGCCACTCCGCAGCTTCGTCGTGATCCACACTAAGGTCGTTCGCCGCTATGTCTATCATCTTCTGAATAGAGTAAGCAACCCTTCCTGAATCGAAGCCACCACAAACGCCAACAATAGCGCCGTCATAACCATCGGCAAACAGAAGATCATCGCCATAATGTTCACACAACTCTTCACGAATGTCCATGTCCTTTGAATCCTTTTTTCCATGTTCTCTTATCTTTATCCCACCACTTGCGATACTTTTCTACTATCGCTTTGGTCTTTTCGTTAATCATCTTTAAGTGTTCTCTGAACCTTTGTAGCTCACGCTCGTCAGTCTTGGGCTTGTTGAACTTCTTCTTTTTTGGCGGCACGGCGTTTATAAACCTTCTGTTCTTCTCTGTATAGTAAATAAAATGCTAGGGCGGCGATGCCGATCTCTATAACCCAAGCCGACAATCCTGCGTATAATGCTTCCATATTATTATATCCGTAAATAGTTGTTTTTACTGAAGTTTTTTGAAAATTTCCACAAACAATTTAAACAAAACATTGTGAAAAAAGAAAATAAATAACCATAGAACTATCCAGAAAAAAGAAACCCAGTCTGTCTCGTCGTCTGGTCTGCGGTATATATCTTCGTTGTATCTATCGTACCTTTTTGAATCTGTCTTAGGGGGTTCGTATGGGTTGTTCATACTGGCACTATGCTAAGTCCAAACAGCGGTATCGTAAATGCTCCACCAGTGTATACATATACTGCCGCCGCCGCCAATGCCTTAGCGAGCAAGGCTCCAAAACTACCAAGCACTGCCATTAAAGCACTGCAATTCACAAATGAATAGTAGACATAGTATAAGTCGCACGTAATACCACAAAGGAAGAGAAAGACCAGACCTCCAGAGACTCCTTCATCTTGGAATACAGCCGCAATTACCCAGTAGTGACAGACAATATGTGCAATCAAAGCGGCAACACCGAGTAGAGCAAACAAGGCTCCAAACAATGTCTTAGCAAGTGCCGCGCTAGAAACAACTGCTAGAACCAAAGAAATTACAATTAATGATAAACTGAACACACCAAGAAACAAAAGTCTTTTCTTATTGAGTTCTCTCTTATCTGACTCTTTCTTCTTTTCTAAGTCGTAAAACGCTTTCCAATTATTCATTTTCAATACCTCTTAAAAATGGCACGGCCTCATGCAGACCCACATAAGGCCGTACCCTTCCCCAGTGCTGTTACGCCACACACACTTTACCGCGCTTTAGCACTTGGGTCACACTCTCCAGCTTTGATGCAATTTCATGTTTCCATGAGTCTGTTCGCTCAACTTTCTTTACACCCATGTCAGTCATATGGACTGAAGTTTGAAAGATGTCGTTGAACAATGACACTACTTCGTAGCGACAGGTTCGGAGCTTCTGAAATTTTGCATCGCTGGGCACACTAACTACATCTGCTGGGTTGACCTTACAAATAACAATCTGGTTTCCACCATCGTTGTCTTCGTCTAGGTCTATCCCACCATAGCTTTTTACATAGTCGATAGCACCAACATGTAGTCCAGCACTACAGTGTTTATTACGGTTACTATCAACTTTACTTCTTTCAATACTAACTTCATTACCTACGCTGTTGTCAATGTTTCCAGTGTAGATGTCCTTGAAGTCTGGACTCACGGCTTTGTAAGCCAAGAAGTGTCCATCGTCAGTGATTGGTAGATGTTTGTTCTGCATAAAGTCAAACAGTTCTACAATCGCTTGGTCAGAAGGATTGTCATTCATGTTGTCAAGAAAGTTTAACATTGGGTCAATATTAAATCCTTCTCGTCGCATCTGGAGGATACGATCAGTGAACAGTTCTGGCATTGTAATCCCTTGCCAGCTAAGTTCGCCGTTATCCACGTGGACATATCCATCACAGTAGTGTTCTACCGTAGAGGCGATGTCATATGAAGCCTCAAAGTGTTCTACGTTGCCGTTCTCAAGGTATGCTAACAGCTTATCGTAGTTCTCGTGGCTCTTGTTAAATGCGTATGGCTTACCACCTACAAAAGCATTTACTGAACCGTTATTACTGATAATATACTTCATTACTTTTCTCCTCTGTTAATACTGTCAATATATTCTGCTACCATCTTAATATCATCTTCTTCAATCCAGCGTCCTGCTATCTTGAGCATAGGATAATACTCTATGATTGTATCATACATATCGTCAATGTCAAGCACTACTGGTTCAAGTTTTTCAAAAAAGGTGCTATAAATCCCAATCTTTTTTGCTGAAGATATTAAATCCTTGATTTCATCTGTACCATCAGGTCTAGCCTTCTGAATGAATTCCCCTAGCTCACCATGTGTCTCACACTCTTCGCTGATTTTCTGTAGCTCTGACACAGCGATTTTGTAACCCTTGTTACCCGAAGACCAGTTATTTTTATCTGAGCTTTCGTACTCTGTAATACGATCTTTATTGAGTTCAAGTTGGTATCTCATCTCAGTTGTCAAAAGTTCACTAGCGTCAGTCCAGTTTGATCGTTCACGCAACTTCATAGACTTCACGGTGGAAGGAGTGAACACATACAACCTTCCAGCTAAAACATCCATGTCCGCACCTATCGCTGTAAGACTGTTTAGGAGCTGTCTGAATTTGTACAGTTGCAGTGTTTTACCATTAACGAAGTAGTCATCACGAGAGCTTTCTATAAAGAATACATTCTCTTCTTTGACACTCACTGTTGACGGATCACTGTACCAATCACCAGAGTCCTTGCATCTAAACACTTCACATCTCTTGTATCCTCCTCCTGAGCTACGACTAGACGATTGATTAGCAGGAGGCTTTGCTAGAGTAGTAACGTCTGCTACATGGTCACGGTTAGCACCTAGAGCAGTTAATACTTCTTCTAGGTAGTCTTCATCTCCTCTTATTAAGAATATGTTACCTTCTTGCTTTACTTCTTTCAGGTGATGTTTAACTCTCCCTACCGATCCTTTCTTCTCGTTTTCATATATTATAGTCATGTCTGCACGAGAAAACACTTTTAATATTGAAATTTCTTGACGCTGTACCGTGCTTCGGTACTTTGACTTGGTGTACCAGACTACGTTATTGCCTGCTTTTGTAGACTCAGGTAGCTCTACACCGCACCAAGATTCTGCCGAAAAAAGTTCCTGATTTTTATAGTGAGTAATCTCACCGATTGCTTCTCGGATTGTTTTAACACCACTCATATTCTTGTTTACTCCAGTCCAAGCAAGACGGGCATCCCACAAGGTAGGCGAGTCGTCAATGTACTGTTGAGTCTGAGTAGAGATTTCTTCCAAAATACTTTTAATTTTGTTGTGTACAAATTCCTTAGTTCTGCTATTATAAGATAGAGACTCACGGCTTGGAGTAATGTCAACATCTCCAATGTTAGCGTGAATAATTAAACCATAGCCACGCCATAGTAAGTCATATACGTCGCCCTCAAATTGGTCTGCGTCTAATTCATATCCAATTTGTCCCATTACAAGCTCATTTTTGGCATAGCCACGATTTGCTTTATTGCAGATTTTCCAATCGTCACCAGACATGGTAGCATCACCTTGACTGACAACCTCAACGTCAATATTTGTATTAGGAGTTGTTACAAAGTATTTCCATACATTTTGAGCTTCATACTTAAAGTTGATAGTGTCACCTGCTTCTGTAGCAAACGATACCCTTAGCCCATTAGGATCGCTAGTTGGTTGCTCAGAGAGAAGAGCAAATACAGGCTCGTCGTTCTCGTTTTTGTATGCGGAGAAAGTCATATGATTTCCGTTATGGAAAGACTCGACCATGAACTGATCTGTGTACGCAAATGGAGACTTACTACCAAGACCTAAGCATCCCACAGCATCGTTAGAGTCAGTCTTGTCTGAACGGAAGTAAGTAGTATAAAGACTCATGCAGTCTTCCTTGCTGAGTCCAGTGCCGTAATCACGGATTGAGAACTCATTGTCAAGAGAAGTAGGCAGATGTACGTCAAAAGGTCTTTCTGGGCAACCTGCGGCTACATGAGAGTCATAAGCATTTGTAGACAGTTCACGGACAACAGCTAGAATCTTATTAGAGTAAAGACCGTCTGATAGAATGGCAAAAGCCTTAGCTGTCGCATCAATGCTGTAGTTTGATTCTACAAAGTTTTCTGATTTGGTAATCGTGTTGGTATTAGTGTGCAATTTCATTGAATTTTCCTCGGTTCAATATTGTGTGTGTTAGTCAACGTGTTTAAGTATAACATAGTTATCGTCCATGTCAACTGAAAACTTTAGAATTTTCTTATTTTTTTTCGTAAGGCCACCTTTCTGCCATAGCCATATTAACATTTTGTATATCTACTAGCCAGCGTCCATACTTACCAGTCTTGCCAGTTTTGATTACTATCCAACCTTCTTCGTCCTTCTCGCCCTCTATAAGCAAGTCTAACGCATCTCTAGCTACATAGTAGTCTGGTTGCCCACGCTCAGGTGTGTCAACGCCTAAGAAGCGCGTGCGTATTTCCTTGAATACTTTGAAACCTAAGTCAACTAGAAAGTCTGCCGTATCTCCGTCAACGCATTTAATTAGTTTTGCTCTATATTCGTACATTACTTTACCTCAACTGCCCTATCAATTAAATCAATAACATCTTGTGGAATTTTCTTTATTATAATATTCCTATCGGGCTTTGTCAACTCTTTTCTTGAATCTATTTGTACAATTTTACCATTTAATACTTCTGGGTCGTACAAGGTGTGAGTTATTCTCATTTGTTTAGAGACAACAATTCTATGACACTTATCCTGTTCGTCATAGTAATGAGTGTACCATTTGCCTTTATATAGATATGGAGCCATACCATGAGTTTTGTTTAGCCCATAATTTTGATTTAACAAAGTAAAGTAATCTATAACAACATAGTCAGAACCTTGTTTCCAACTTCCGGTATACTTGCCTTCTTTATATTCAGGCAAGAGAACATTCTCTCTATATTCCCAGAATATAACTTGTATGAATTGCCTCTTTACACCTGTAAAAGATTCTTCTGATTGAAAATATTTATAGTTTACCTCTGTTAAGTCTACATGATCTACCACTACGAGTTTCTCTTCTACTCCACTATCAAAGAACATGCAGAGAAGAAGTATTAACGATTTCATTTTTTCCATCCCTTAGTTAATAATCTAAGAGCGTTTCGTCCTAAAAACTTTTCGATAATTTCATCGTCTATATCCAGCCCTTTAAGATAGGCGGTAATTCTTGGTAGCTCTGACATATCGACCAGTTCATCCGGTGGGTCAGTGAAACCGTCAAAGTCTGTGCCTATAGCTGCGACATCAGTGCCGCATACATTTACAATGTGATTAAGAGTTCGTTCTATATACTTAAGACCAAGACCAGAATCTATCTGGCTTAACCAGTAGTTCATAAATATAATTCCAGCAACACATCCGTGATCTGCAAACCATTTAAACTCCCAGTCCTGTAGATTATAAGAAAGAGGATTAATTTCAAAAGCACCAACGTGTGATGCCAATAAACATTCTGATTTTTTATGAGATTCAACTATGTCATATATTCTTTTTCTAGCCTTTATTGTACAATGTGATATATCAATCAACATGTTCATGTCAAGCATCTTCTCTACCACTTCTTCGCCTAGAGGTGTAATGCCTTTAGTTTCATCCCATCTACCAGTAACTTCACGCCAATTTAAATGTGAAGCTCCATACTCTGGATATGGGAACACCGGGAATACGCACCTGTTTGGATAGAAGTGAGCAATGCCTAAATATGCAACACCTCGTTCTTTAAAAGCATCTAGGTTTGCTAGAATTTCTTTTCTTACATGTGAGGGTTCTATAAGCGTGTCGCTTGATGCTCCCAGCTGAATCCTTGCTCTTTCTATTCTTTTTCCTCCCATCTCTCCCTGTAAAGAATGTGCGCCTTCCACAGAATGAACAACGCACATATCCCCAGCGCGAATAGCTCGCTTAATATCGTTTCCATCTTTAGCAAGTACAACCTTTCTTTTTGGATTTGTTTTGTTGTATTTTTCTATTTGTTGTTCCATTTCGTCCAGCATTAACATGGTAGCGTCAAAATAAGACACATCAACCAGCTTCTTTTTAATCTTTGGAAATAGCCAGAACAATTTTTGAACGATAGACATATCATCTATCCAACCTTGCTCAAGCAAATAAGCCGTAGATAGTAAAACGTCAACTCCACCTTGTTCCATTTTAGGAAAGGTGACACGTCCACTAAACGGCCAGAATTTCTCTTTAAAGAATTTTTGTAATAGCTTTGGTTTCTTACTACCTATATCACGATGAAAGACTGAGCTTTTTAGTGAAGGATGTGAATGTAAGTCAACAACGACTGATTTATTGTGCAATTCTTCCCAATCCATTTTATTTTTCCTTACCATCTAAACTGAAAGAAGAACCCATGAAACGGCGCTGGATACACAGGAAAAGGTTGTGGTTGTATAATCACAGGAGGTTGTATAATTACTGGAGGTCTATATGCAGGAACTCTGTAATATCTAAAGTAGGGATTCACAGGTGCATAATAATTATAGTACCCAAACGTGTGTTTATGTTCAACCTTTGGCTGTTGAGGCTGAGGCTTTTGCCACTGTTGTTTACCTTGAATTTGCGGCCTTTGTGGTGCTGGCCTAGTGAACTTAGGGTTTGGTGCTTGGATAACTCTTCGGGATGGAGCCGCTGGCTCATCACCGTTGGCTTCGCCAACATAAGTTGATGCCAAGAACAATGCTGTTACAAATAATGTTAAGTATTTCATATGTTTCTCCTATCTCATTATTATTAGAACCATAGTAGCTATAAAAGATAATATAGCAAACCCGATTCCTACTTTTTGATACAGTAAAACTCTTTTCTTTCTATCTAATTCTTCTCTGGCTTGTCGAAGCCCACGATCTCCAAATCCATACTTCTGGACTCCTCCCATCCTTTGAAATTGTTTATAGTCCATAATATCTTATTCCCCAGAGAAGTGGTCAAAGTTGGGAGCTTTTATTTTATATTTAATGTCTTCCCATATTGCAGAACCAAGTAACATGCCAGCATCGTTGTCAGACGGATAATGAACTCCCTGTAACATTCTAGCCATTCCAACTGATTCAACAGCACCATAAAACTTACTAGATAAATCTGGATAAATCCAAGAAAGTAGTGCGGCACACAATCCGGCCTGAGCAACATGTCCTGAAGGATATGCAGGAGTCTGGTGGCTAGATGTATTTATAACTTTTATTGTTTTATTATAAACACCAGCCAACTGAAAAGGTCGCGCCCTTTTGTATTTATACTTTAGTTTTAATAAGATTGGGTCTAACTGGTAAAGACATTCGTTATAAAGTTTTCTAGGGAAAGGTAACTGCTGATCGTCTAGGATTGGCAGGAACACATTAGCTGGGTTGGCATCAACCTTCATAATTAGTTCCATTTGTTTCTGAGTGACACTACTGGTCAGCTTTTCAATAAGGTCAAGCTCTTTCTTTGTAATGTCGCTACTATTAGCTGGTGGCTCTGGTAGGATGTTGTTCCAATCAATAGTGACTAACTTAGACTTTCTATTCATCTCATTGAATAGTTCATCTGTCATATCATCAAACTTGATGTTATCTACCTGAGCTACTACCTTTTCGTCTATCTTTTTAAGATAATCCATTAGAACAAACCTTTAATACCGCCCATTATCTTACTACCAACGCCAGTGTAACTGAATACCAGATACGCAACAATGGCGGCGGCTATGATAAAGAACAGCCACTTTCTTTTTGCCGCAACAGCATAGAACTTTTCCTTGAGGGCATGTATCTTTTCAATACGATAATCCCTACGAGCCTGTTTCTTTGCTGCGCGTTCTGCTGCCCGTTCTTCACGGGCTTTTTGTCGTTCTTCTCTTTTTGTCAGTTCTTCAGGAGTTTCATTCTCTGGTGGTGCTTCTTCTCCACCCCTGATGAAGTCCATGATCCATGTAAATATTCCCATGTTATGCTCCAATTTCTAAGATTGCATCTACTTTGCTACCTATCCACACCTTAACGTGGGTTTGGCTAACTCCTATGAACCAGCTACCTTTACCCTCATCTTCAATAACGGCAGACCCACCAAACATATAGTTGTCATAGTCTGCGGCTCTTGTGTAAACATTTACACGACCCAGCTGATATTCACCCTTGATCCAGTCGGGGCGTTTCCACCCTGCTGGAGTGGTGTATTCTTGAAAGAGTTTGACCTTCTCTTTAACAATATTCTGTGGTTTGCCGTAGTGACTGTATAGAGTGTCTAGAATTTGCCTATCACTTGGTAGGTTCATAGCTTTTTTCGCTACGGGCTTACTCTTTGTCTTTGGTTTGAAGTTGGACTTGTAAGACTGCTTCTCTAGATTCATAATAACTCCTATTTCTTAATCAACTTAAATGTGAATGGTTTAACATCGTTATCCACCCCCAACATATATCGCTCCCAAGAATCCATAAAATTTTCTAACTCATTACCTTCCGCTACATATACGGCTGATATTTCGTCATAATGATTAAAGACTCTAACACTGTTTCTTTGCACCTGTATGGCATCCTCAAAAATATCTAATTGTTTTGCGAGAGCCATAGTCACTGGGCAGTAATCTGCATTTGCCTGAATGATGTTGTATTTAGTTACCTTTACTTCAAGCGCATCCTTAGTCAGCATGTAGTATTTCCTTAATGTAATTAGTTAATGTTGTGGCTTCCTTGCCCCTCATCATCGTCCCTGAAAGTGGAGGTGGGCGGAATCGAACCGCCGTGCTGTATTGCTTCTATAATTAAGTCTACATTGTTATTCTGTTGTTATCGCACAACAAACAAAGCTATCCGATTATCGGAGTCAGGCAATTTATTGCCATCATGTGCAGGGTGTTAAAGCGCACAATCTCTATCAGATTTATCTGCGTCATCACTATTTGGTTTGCGGGGCTGTGATACCCGTGCCGCTAGGCGGCGAGTGCGAAATTCTCTTCTACACTTAAAAAGTTTGAACGATTTTTTAAGTAGCCATTCGTTCAACTACTCAATGCAATAATTACTTCGACAACCAGTCGAACCCTATTCACCCCCTAAAAAAGTATTAATATAAAACTCGGCCATTATCTCAGCCTGTTTCTTTGTTTTAAATGCTCCAAGTTTGATGTCGTCGCCAATCCAAGCGTACCACTTGTAATTATTTTTAACGTACTTCACCATCTTCATCGTCCTCGTCGTTTAGCCTTTCCATTTTCTTTATCATTTTTTTTGCACGTTCTTTTCCTTCTTCAGTAAGCTCGTAATAGAAATATCCATCTTCGCCTACAAGTGCTTCCATGAGTCCCATATCAATTAACTCATATATTGCTTTTTCATACTCGTCTGTGGTGGTCGGCACTTGGTTTGCTGGAACAGTTATTAAATCGTAGAGAACCTTCTTGCTACGCTCTTTAGCTTTTAATTCCTTAATTGATTGTCTAGCCTTTTTAAGATTAGTAAAAGCTCCAATCACCACACCGCCTATGGGCTGATCTTCTATAATATCAATCTGTTGTATAACGTAGATGTATTTCATTTGTTCTCCAAAGTAGGGCGTGCAGGAATCGAACCCACATCAGAGGCTTAGAAGGCCACTGTTCTATCCGTTGAACTAACGCCCCGTATGCCCTTAATATGGTGCGTCTTCAACGTCTTGCGGATATATAAAATACTTTTGTATAATATCCAGACGGTCTTCGGCATCTACCAGAGTGTCTAACGCTTGGTCTACGTTTTCCCAGTAGTCACCAGTTGAGTGATCTCCAATCCCAACTCCCTGCTCAAGCAGGAGATCGAGAGATGCCAAAGCCTTCGCTTGGTCGGCTAGTGCTTTGTTCATCATATAGTCGATCATATTTCTTTTGTATTCTTTCATTGTTCCTTATTTCCTTGTTTTCCAATTTGTAGTATCTTCTTATGTCCTTCCTCATAACTCGGGGAAGTTTGTGCCAGCTAACTTGATCTAAGTCCACTGAACCCATTAGAGACATAATAAATAAAATCACTTTCATTGCTTGAACTCCTTGCTACCTTTTTCATATCATAATCCCTATAAAGGGGAATATAATGTAGATCGTCAAGTCGTTCAACTTTCTTTAGTATTTTTTTTATTTTTCTAGGTTTCAATGCGTTTTTTGGTGGTTTAGCTTGAGCCACAGGCGTAACCATTAACAATGCTATCACCATTCCTACTATATTATACACTCTATTCTCCTTCAGCCCTGATACCAATGCCTACTGCTCCAGCGTAAGTTTTCTTGCCAGCATGTACTTTGGTTTCATTGGTTGCAGAACATCCAAGAGTTGTCGCCATCAAAAGCCCTAAAACAAAGGCCAAAACACATAATACTGTTGATTTTTTACTGTTTTCCATAGTAATTCTCCAAAAATTGTTCCTCAGTGACAATTATCTTATCACCATTGTCTAATCTAAATTCAATATACTTATCGTATGTCTCACTCCAGTCTAGCTCTGTAGTAGAGGACATCTGGTGCAGAGTCTTGCCTCCACACCAGTCTACGTCCCTACTACCAAACATTTTTATATTAACTATTGACACTCTTTTGATGCCTCAAAATTTTCTCTTGGATTAACGCAATCTCCGATTCAAGTTCAAGTCCTGAATACATTAGATCCTCCAAGTCATGACTATCATAATCATTTTGCAAATAAGATAATGCTCGCTCAATAATTTCTAGTTGATAATCTTTTAAGTCCATTACAAAACTCCTATCCAGTGTAAAAAGTAAATTAAAAAGTATCCTAAGATGTAACCACCCATATACCAAAGTATAACATACAAAGCTAGGTCTGTCAAGTCCTTCAGCATTTTATTTCTCATAATCTTTCTGGCTTATAGCATATATAGCAACTGCTACTCCGAATATAAATCCACTGATTGCCGCCGCTAAAGCTAAACTATATAGTCCCACTTCTAATATCCTTACCATTTTCTTATGATATTCCAGACTATCAGCCCGTTACATATGACAGCCTGTAGCACAATAAGTGTTCTAATGATGGCTACTGTGTCGGCTTCTTTATCTTCACCAACCTTTTCGCCAAGAGCTTTAGCCCATAGTCTCCACATTTTAATCTCTCATATCATTTAGTATCTTTTCTTTTCGTAATGTGTAGAGAGCCTGTAACAAGTCCTGCTCTAGCTCTGTGGCCTCGGTCAGGCTGTAGACATTGTTCTCTACGGTGAGTTCAACAGTGCTATCAACTAATTGAACCAACACATACTTACCAACATAAACATCAGTAATATAACTCTCACCCATTTTCATCCTCCTGTTGCTATTGGTCTACGATAAAGTCTTTGCTCGTGCATTGACCACCATGTGTCTCCTGCTCCCCACCATCTATTGTTAGGCGTGCTTGTTCTTACCATGTCAATTAGAGCGCGAGACTCCTGCTCATTGCTAGGGAAACCGTCAGGTAAGTCCATAAAGCCGATTTGTGTAGGCTGGTTATCAACTGCTTCTGGTGTCTCCTGCTCTGCCTGACATCCAACTAGAAGTAACAGTGGTAATAGATACTTAGTCATTTGTCCACTCCCACTTCTCTGCATGATATTCAAACACATCGCTACAGTTATACATAGTTTCAACCAGTTCCTCAAAAACATATTGCTTTAGCTCTTCAACACTCATGGATTCAACCTCCATGTTTGCAATCTTCTCACAGGCTTCCCTGTGTGAAGCCCACCTTTTAACAGCTTCTTCGTAGTGAAGACCGTCATTACCATTCTGACCAATGATGTTCATACGCTCATCATTCTCTTCGTAGTGATCTTTACTCATCTTCAATCTCCTATTAGTGTTAGAAAAAAACTGGCTTATCCGACTTACGCAGACTCCACAAAGGGATGGCATATCATGCTGCTCGGTTACGGCTTTGGATCACACCGACACTTGTGACCTCGCCAGTTGATTTGATTATAACATACTTATCGTCATTGTCAAGAGCAAACTTTAAGTTTTTTCCTGATAATCTAAAACTCCATAAGTTTCGTCACCATCGTACACGGTATAGTCTAGTGACTCATCTTCAATCAATTCCTCAAGATAATCCCATACATCACAGTTCAATACCTTGCGGCCATTACTTGCGTCAAACTCTAATTCAATTACTACTTTAGCCATTTATCAATTCCTTCTTGTTCTTGTAATAGTTTGGTAGGCTTTTAATGTAACATGGTTTCATCAAAGTTGGTTGAGTATGCGCTCTTTCAACATTACAGTGTTCAACATGTCCACCCTTTGGTACATCGTACCATTCAATGGTAACTTCACCGTCCTTATCTAGTACCTGAGCGTGAAAGTCAACATCTACAATACTAACAACGTATTGCTTACCTAGCAGTTTGCTTTGGCCGTCGATTGTTATGACATCAATGAACTCACCTTCCATATCTATGTCAGTTACTTCTTCGTACCACTTACTGCCAGCCATACCACCGCCGCAGCTCATCGTGATTCTTTTGCCGCTTCCTCCTTTACGGGTTTCCAATCTTCGTTGGTAAATACTATTCAATCCAAGTCTTGCCATTTCAATTCTCCTGTGTGTGAGTTAGTTATGCCCTAAGTATAACATAAGTATCGGACTTGTCAATTCAAAACTTTAATTATTCTGGAAAAAATTTATTCCAGCATGTGTCACAGGTATTACTTAGCATTAGTTCACGCTGTCCTGCTGTTAAGTAAGGAAACGCATCCTGAATAAACTCTCCGTTATGCCAACTGATATAGTCAGCTTCAGGAACGGTTATAATTTCTTGGTAATCACAGTATTTGCATTGTAATTCAAGTCCAATGTCCAATGGATCAGTCATCTTCCCGTCCTTGTTTCTCATATTCCCAAATTAAATTTGATAACATACTTCTAGTTATTAATTTACCTTCTGACACATTATCATTCAGTTTTGATGCTAACCACTTTAACATCTCATTATCTATTGTTATACTCCTAAGCATGTATGTTCTTTCCACCAATGCGGCTCTTCACGGTCAGTCCATACGCACTTGAAGCTCCTACGTTTATCTACATTGTAAAAGTGTCTGTATGCGGATACACTACATTCTTCCTTGAACTCGTCTGGCATACATTGAGGCATTTTTGTCATTGGTTCGTCTGGTATGTTTGGTATATTATCTGCACACCACTCGATTAACGCTTGGCTGGCATGAATCTTGCCGTAGCGATGGGTATACTCTTCGCAGAGTGCGAGAGCGTGTAAGATCATCCACTCATAGTTACCTGTGGTTGTACGAACCCAGATGGTGGACGGGTGATTGAGGTGTGCTTGCTTGTAGAACTTCTCAGGACGCTCTGCATCGCTCGGACACGCATGGTGAGCCGTGCAAAGCATCTGTGCTGACTCAAGTATCATCTTGACAACATGCTTGTCACACTGCGACTGTGCGGATTCTACGGGGCACTCTGATAGATAAAAAATGTTCATATGTTCTCCTTGAAGTTGTTGATAGCCTAATGATAACATAGGTATCGTCAAAGTCAAGAGAATACTTTAAACTTTTTGGCAATAAATTTGTTGTAAACATGAGTCGCATAGTAAAACATCATGTTCATTGTCAACATTATACCAAGCAACGCTGTGAAACTCTCCACAGCAAGAACACGCATCTATATTAGATTCTGATATTTGTTCCACTTTAATTCCTCAACTTTGGTGCTTCAATCTTACTTATATTTTCCTGCAATGCTTTCATTGCGTTAATTACTTGTTCTTTTGCAATTCTTCTGGATATTCTCTCAACTTCGGGTGGCACTTGTTCCATAATGTTATCAAGCAGTAGAGAGTTATCATTCACCTGTCTGTATATGTCAGAAGACATTGAATTAATCATATTAACTTTCTTTTCCAGATCGACAACCTTGTAGGTTAGTAATCCAGCCCAAACTGTTAATACCGCACAAAATATTCGTTGCATGTTATTCATTATTTTCTCCAGCGGAAAACTTTATTCAGCCACGCTTTACGTTTGGAGCAATTACATTCTTTTAAATTGAACCAATTCTTAAATCGTTCTTCCGTGACTCCGAATTTGGTCAATGCGGCTTCTACAAGATCACCAAGACCAGTCATTTCTGTTGCATCTACATTAACTCCTTGATCTTCCAGTTCCTTGATAACTTTATCCATTTCGTTTGTATCAGGTTGCATCTCCGTACCTCTCCAGATGTTTTTGATATAAGATGTTGTTACAGTAATATTCTCTAATTAATAATCCAGAGACAACTCCTTTTAATTCTTTATCCTCAATACACTCTACAGCCTTACGAGCAATACCCTCAGCCTTCTCTCTTATAACTGTTGTATTGCCCGTGTTGTAGTTTATTTTCCTTTTCGTATAGTTATTAGACCCCACGAATCTTACTCCGTGATAGTAATGTACTAGATGATTGTGTTTTACCACCACCAATATTATACAATGTTTCTATATTATTATTACGACAATATTCTTCTTCAGGCGTATTGCCCGCAACTCTATCGCCGCCGTTCATAAATACAAACGAACTAACAAACGGATCGTCCTTGTTCCAATTATAAATCCATTCTATACTCTTAACCACAGTGCCATCTTCGTCTTTGGCAATCAGTCCCCTGTTTACAGATTGTAATGCTTTAATAATTCTTAATCTGCTCTCCTCATCCATAAAAGGCTCGCTACCTTTGATCTTTACCTGCTCATCGCTATTGACAATAACATACAAAAGATCGCACTCTCTATTGGCTGATTCTATATAATCCAAGTGTCCCGTATGTAAAGGATTAAAATATCCTGAAATTATCCCAATTCTCATTTTTATTCCCAGTTTTCTATTTTTTTCTATGGTTTCTGTGGGTTCCTTGCCCAATTAAACCTTTTCTAAGTATATTATACACGACGCAAAAGGGATGTTACAGACAATACAAAGCATAATAAATACGGTAGATATATAGACAATACGCTATATAGCCAGAAATAACGAATATACCTGTTTTTAAAGGGTTTACACGCATAATTAACTTACCTCATATAGTAAATGAATATACAGTATATATATAATACATACATACAATATACAACGGAATGGTTTTGTTTTGGGGATGGTGGTTTTTCTGTTTTCTACCTAGTGCGGCGGCAATAAGTTAATAAGTACGCGCCAACAAATAAAACTATCTAATTAATTCTATATCTCCATAGCTAATTCGAGTATAGATATATATTGGTCTACTTGTATAGGAGTCATTTCAATACCTTGTATAGCCATATTTTCTCGCCATCGTAATCGTCTGCGTCTGTCCAGCAGCGGCAATGCTTCCATGACTTCCATCTGCATCTTATCGCCTCTGTTGATAGTATCTACGGCCTCTTGATACGTCTGCCAAGCCTCTGATAAATCCTCAGATTTCATCTGCCATAGCTCCCGCATGACTTCATTAAACGAACTTCTACTCATCATAATCATATTCTCCTTGCTATTATTATATTATATATCGGGCGATCTGCAACCCATTCTTTATAAAAGTTGTGAATAAATTAACTATTTGAACTAATTAGCGGCGCGGATCATTTATACGTATAAGTTTATGGGGCGCATTATACATATTATCACATAATCGTGACTTAGTATGTTTGCCCATATATATAAATTCACATCCAGTATTATTCTTTCCAATACCATATGCGAGTATACCATCGCGCGTAATACGATTAACAATATACTTTCCTTTAGAAGACATATATGTACGTTCTCCTGTATCTGGACTCACATAGTAACTACCAGAGCCGCCTACGATACGAAAGCAATCTCCTTGTTTCAATTCACTCCAATTAATAATGGGTCTATTATAACGCTTACGTCCATATTTATTTGGAAACGCATATTCACATACTTTACATTGAAATGCGCGGGCGCCATTAATAGCTCCACATTCAGGACATGTTTTTTGACCTTTACCCATATTATTTTACAATCCTATTTAAAACACTAATTAATAAGAATACAGTACATGCACCTACTACATAGAATAACGGGGAATCCTCTATATATAAACGATCACTCGCTACCGTTAATAATACAGTAGTTACTACATTACCTGCTGTTAATAAACTATTCTCTGCCTTCATATAAATATCTCCATTTTCGCTGGCTATACACAAATTACCACACCGTAGTGGTTAAGAAGAGACACACCCCTTCCACATTATATCCTAACATACTATCGTCATATGTCAAGTATAATCTTTAATAAAAACAAAAGTTTTTTTGCTGGCAGACCCCAGTATACTACGACCTAAATACTTCGGCAAGTACAAAAACCGCTGGCTGTACACATACTACCACAACCTGATACTATTAGCTGCGACTAGCCCCAAAACCGCTGGCTGTACACATACAACTACAACCCGAGTTGATAAGCAAGTACACCCCTACTGAGACTGAATCTCAATAAGCACTAATGATACTGAGTCTCAATATCAATAAGCTAACTATACATCATAAATACTTGTGTCCATATATAGTATTGACCATATGTACATTATAACATACATCGACATATACGCAAGGATTCTTTACATAAATATTAACAAACCACAATATATAGTAGTTGGGTTTATTGGTTTTGGCATGGTTTATGCCCCCTTGGAAAGCCCCCTTGCAAAGCCCCCTTGCCCTGCCATTTTGGCATGTCATTGTGACAGCCTCAGCCAGCCGCCCGAAGGCGGCCAGCCTTGGCCTACCACAACACTATGCCGCTATCGCTAGCTTCTCAGCCGCTATGACGTACCTGTCCTTACTTGCGAGCAGTACACGGTCGTATGCCGTGATTGTGTCACCCTTGCGGGTTCGACGTGTCGCATCATGCTGTGCATGACCCTGAACAGCGTTGTATGCTTCCCATGCACTAACACGGAAATCACTGCCCATAGAAGGACGGCCAGATTGCCATCTCTCACGTTGTACACGGCGGAAGATGTCCTCAGTACGAGTCTTGTGCATAGTCTTAGCACGACCATCCTCTACGGGAATCTCACCGTAAACAGAATCAAGGAAGTCAGCCAACGCAACCTCACGGGATTCCATGTGTTTGAT